AACACACCGCTTTTGTTTGCTTCCGCAATGTGTGCAAGAGTTTCTTCTACCTTCTCTGTAGCTTCCTTCAATAACTCAGGGCTTACCTTGTGTAAGTGAGTGATGTAAGGGGCAGTCTTTTCTACAGCTATAAAGTTAAACTCTGTAGCTTTTAGGCCAGCCTTCTTACATGTCAGTACGTAGAAGGCAGCTTGTATGTGGTATGCATACTTCCCAACCTGCTCTGCAAAACCTGTAGGCGATGCATCAATGGTAGTCTTGATGTCAAATAGCTGACCTGTTTCTGGTATGTACAAGTCTGGTCGTGTCTTCAAGTTAAGCCCCGTAACTTTATCTGTCACAAAGATACTGCTCTCTGTAACCCTACGGCTGTCCGTTAGTATCTTGTTACACGTATCGTTTTTCAAGGCTGACTGACACATCTTGTGATGTACGTAGTATTCAACCTCTGTAAGAACTACTTGATCATCTTCCCTGTTGTTGTACAAATCTTTAAACAGTTTGGATGCCCTTGTCTTTGGGCCTTTGGTAACTAGGTCACGTGCTGGCTCAAGTAGTGTAGCATGTACGGCAGAGCCAAGCGCAAACGCAGGGCTATCACCTAATGGTTTCTGTGCCATGTAGTGCGCAAGCGATTGCTTGCACACCGTTTTAATAGCAGACGAAGAGTACCCTACCTGTTTGTGATACTCTTCGTTTGACATATCATAGACAATACCTGATGGGGGCATGTCCATTACACAAAGTCCTCTTCATTGATGTCCACAAACTCTTCTACTGTGTCTGTGTCTACGTCCTCATGCCTATTCATGTTCTCGTCCCATGTGTTAAGTATGTAGGTATTGTAGTTCTCAATCCACGCCATGAAATTAGCAAAGACTTCTTGTGCATCGTTGTCCATCTCCAACGTAGTACCAAGGTTCAACTCTGTCTCTGGTACGTAGAAGCTACTGCCATTTGGCAAGGGTACTTCCTTTGTAGTACAAGAGATGTTGTGCTGTGGTGGTAGGCGTTGCATCTTAGACAACTTGGTAAACTGATCACCCATTGTCTTGAAGGCGTCACGGTTATCAATCTCCCAGATAAATGCGGTAGTGTCTACGTCAACTGCATTACCATTCTCATCTGTAGGATTGATCAACTCTACTGTACCAAACAATGCACGAACACGCTTGATAGACTTGATCAGTTCCTTCATATGGTCAGGAAGTGCTGCCCAATCTTTGATGAACCCCGCTGGCTTACCACAGTTGAAGCCACCCTCGTTGTCTTTCATATCATTGTTAAGGTCATTAGCCATAACAGTCTTGAGGAAACGATTGGCTGTGTTGTCGTTACCTTTGATAAACTTCTTGTACATGAAGCGTTGGAGGAACGGACGAATAGTCGCACCTTCTGCGTAGTAGGTAGGGCCATCAGGTATGTCTAGCTTGTATGCACCTCCAGAGATTACCTCTACGTTCTTCATCTTACCCTTGATCTCTTGCTGACCCATGAGTGGTGTGTGATGAATACGTAGACGTGCAAGTGTGCTTGCTTTACTTGTATTCTTTGGTGATTCTGCGTTCATGCCCATAGCTTGAGCCATTACTGCAAAGTTATTAGTGTCTATTGTTGTAACTTGATTCATATTATAAGTCTCCTTGTTGTTGATCAGGTGAGTGATAGTTATATCACGCTACGTCTTTTGTGTCAAGCCAGTTTGGGCCTATCTTTGCCTCTAATAGTAGAGGTATGTTGAAGTCTATTCCCCACTTGCGGTTGACGATTGGTATCAGCTTGTCGTTAGCTGCTTGTATTACTCTTAGTACCTTCTCCTCTTCATCAGGGTGTATGTCAATTACAATTGAGTCATGCACCGTATTGACTACGCAACTACGTAGCTTGTTTGCTGTCAGTAACTTATCAATGTATATCAGAGATATGGGTACAATGTCAGCCGTTGCAAACGATTGGACAGGATAATTTTTAATCTGTGTGAAATAAGTCACACCCCCGAACCTTCGCCGTACTACATCAGGGAATGAAAACTCACGCCCAGATGGTGTAGTTATCTTACCAGTGTTGAGTGCCTCTTTAGCTAGAGCCTTGTGCCACTCAGCTACACCAGAATACTTTGTCGTAAACTGTTGATAGTATGCCGCTTCTGCAGGGCTACGACCAAAACCTGACGCCCCATACAAAGGAGCGAAGGTGTGTGCCTTGGCGTCTTGACGTGACATAGGCTGACCTGCATCTGATATAACCTGTGCAGTGTAGCTGTGTACATCAAAGCCTGACGTAACTTCGTCAATGGCAGTCATGTCCTGTGACAAGAAGGCAGCAACACGAAACTCAAGTTGAGCAAAGTCAGCCTCACAAATTTTACCACCCTTCCATCTTGAGATGAACACCTTCTTGACAGGGAACGTACCACCACGTGGCATGTTCTGCATGTTAGGGTCAGCGCCAGACAGACGGCCTGTCCCAGTGCGGTGCTGTAGCAGACGTACATGTAGCTTACCGTCAGGCTTTACGTGTGTCGCAATGCCCTCTACGAAGCTACTGAGGTATGTCTCTACGGCTGACAACCTACGAACATTCTGTAGGAATAACTCAGCTACCTTCATACCCTTGGAACGGGCAATGCCCTCAAGGAATACAAGGTTGTCTTTGCCTGTGCCAAAACCATTAGCACTGACCCACTTGGCATTGGGTGGTGTGAACTTTAGACCAGCAACACTGCTGATGTTGTTAGTAAACGTGTACCCACTAGCATTACAGTCAACACACTTGTTTGATCTGGCGTACTGTGTACCGTCCTTCTTGTTCTTCCATACCTGCCCACTACCTTTACATGTACGACACTGATGTGCCTTCTGCTTGTACAACTTCTCGCTGTACGCATTGACGTTGCGTCTGTACTCTGGGTCAGGCATACGTTCATCGAACAACTCTGCCCACAACTTCTTGTCGTGAGGCTTGCGGCTGTAGATGACCCATGACAATTGCTCTGGGCTGTTGAGGTTGATTGGTCTGTCACCCATTAGGTCAGCAGCTTGCTCCTCAAGTGCAACGGTTAGTACGTTACGCTCTTGCTCGAACTCCGTGCGAACTTCCATCAAGGCGTCCATGTCCACTTGAAAGCCACGCTGATAGATACGGGCAAGGTGTATGCACAACTGATTGGTCAACTGTATAGTTGGTATCAGTGATTTACATTCCTCGTATGATGTCTGCAAAACATTATACAATTGCTGGGTAGCATGTAGATCATGTGATAGGTACTCTGATAGTTCATCATGAGGTATATCACGTGTGGAATATCCATTCTTAAAGTACTCCTTCAATGTGTCCTGTTTCTTTGTGTCTAATTCGTAACGTTCTGCACACGCCTCAAGTGATAGCGGTTGCTTCTGTCCACGCTGCAGAACGTACTCACCCAACATGGTATCGAATACCTCACCGTCATACACAAACCCTGACTCCCATAGCCAAAGCAGATCATGTGGTGCGTTGTGTGCAATAAGTAGAGAGGTGGCATCCAATGCGTCTTGCACTATCCGCCGCCCCTCTGTGGTAGGCTGTTGCTCTGAGTGATCAAAAGTTATAATGTCTTCGTTTCCAAGATCATCTAGCATACCTACCATAACCAATGTATTAGATGGCTCAAACGGATCAAGGTGTAACTTACCATTCCGTTTGACCACTGTGTTCTCTACGTCTAGGGTTAAGTGTTTCATATCATCTCCCTCTAGTCGGACCATGTGTCCCATTCATCCAGTATTACAAAGTTGTTATCATATATATCTTGTGTCATGTCAACCCCTATGTCCTGTCGTATTACTTTTTCTACATTCAAGCTGTCTCTAAATTGTTCCATTGCGATAATCGCCTCATCAATTGTTAAGTCGTTTGCTTGCATGGCATTGTATAATCTTATCTCTGAATTAGATGATTTAGTTGGCATGTTAACTCTCCCTCTGTATATGGATGCTTGTCGTTCATCGTCTGTCATTGGTCTAATATCACGTTTCATTATTGTATTCCCCTCTACCCAAACCATTTTGAATTAATTGTACAAAGCCTACGTTAAAGATAGCTGCGAATGTTTCTGGGTCACACTCTACCTGTATTGTAGCACTACCATCCTCATGTTCTTCTACTGATGTTACTTGTATTGGCTTGTTAATATATTCACTCATCATTGTATTCCTCTTGTTAAGGCTAACCATGATACAGGGTACAGGTTCTGCATCTCTGCGTCTATCTGAAACGCTACGTCCCGTGTCTCCCATTGTGTATCATTCTTTGTCCTAAGATTACACATATCTGCAAAGGCGTCAAGTGATCCAGACCAGTACCATTCTGTCATGGTGTTTTGTGGCAACACCATTCGTGCTTGCTCTTCACAAACTCCCTTAGCTAATAGGCTCTCATACAACATCCAAACAATACGCTGGGTTGTTGCTATGTTAATGTCTTGATCTTTCAACGCTGGCCCACTGCCTTGCTTCTTATCTGTTGCCTTACTACGCCACATCTCAGGCTCATGGAACTCAGGTTTATCACTGACGTACCTACGGCTGATCTCATTCCAACGTAAGAACTTATGCTTGACTAGCTGACGTGCCACAAATATTGGAGCCTTGATGTGAAAGGATACAAAGCAGTGACCAAAGGGTGACATGTGTTTGTGTTCAGCTAGATAGTGTACTAGCTTGGCGTCTTCTTCTTTTAATACGTTAGGTCCACCTACTCTACCACCAAAGGTAGAACGCTTACCAAACGATACACGGGCTGCATTAACTACGGATAGATCACTACCCATATAGTCTATAAGATTTGCTCTAATCATTTGTAATCTCCTTTAATACTAACATACATACCTTGCGATCTTGTACTCAAGGTCTGTGTGTACAATGCCGTGCCAGCCAGACAGTTTGTTCTTGACCACGTTGATGTGACGCTGGTTGTCTTCTTCTTCTTGACCCTCAATCGTAGGGTTCTTAGAGATCATTATCATCAGGTCAGCTTCTGCTGCCTTACCTGTACGACTACCTTCCATCATGGCTTGGTTAAGTACAACCTTACCCTCTGCCTCTGCAGATAGCTGAGACATATAGAACACAGCGCAGTCCTGTTGCTTGGCTATCTGCCTTGCTTGTATTGCGTTAGCCTTGAGTGATTCATCAGGCCGTGCAAAGCCAGCCATGCGAGAGAACTTGTCACCCATGTCTAGTATAACTATGTCAGGCTTGTATGACTTACACACTGACTCAACCCAATTCATGTCACGTCCTGTGGCGTCCTTGAACATGATGTTGTCACGTATCTTGTTGAAGATAGTCATTGCCTCAGACTTACGCTTGACGATCTCGTGCTTGTCCATGCCAGTTGCGGCGGTAATGTAGCGGTGTGCTACACGGTGATAGCCTTCCTCATTACACAACACGATTGTCTTAGCACCCTGCCAAGCAAAGCCGCCCGGTCCAGCCACAAGTGAGGCATGGAAGGATGTCTTGCCAGTGTTAGGCCGTGCGCCTACCTCAATCAAGTGACCAGCGTTGATGCCCTCAACCTTACGTGTCAGTGTCGGTATGTTGAACGTCCACTGTGACTCAAGGTCAGTCAGGGCGAGGATAGTATCTAGGTCAATGTCTTCCCATTGTATCTTGAGGTTGGGTGTGAAGTCATCGCCGTATAGCTCAAGCATCTGACGCAGTGGGTCAAGGCTAGTCTTACTACCATTGACGTAATCAAATCCAAGGTTGGCAATGTCCTCGCCTATAACCTGTTGGAATAGCTTAGACAGAACGTCTTGTGCTATGTCACTGCCCATAACTGCTTGCTTGTTTACCTGCCCAAACAGTACACTGTATGCCTGACGTTGGGCGGTAGTTAGTGTGGCGTTCTCTGCCATAAACAATGCTTCGATCTCCGCTGGTGTAACGGTGCGTTCGTACCGATCCATAGCACTGTCGATAGCTTGCTTGATCTTGCGTACATCCTTGCTGAACAAACGATCTGGGCAACGTGCGCCCTTGTGATCGTCATAAAATTCTTTGTCCATAAGGCTACGGATGAGGGATAGTTCCATTGTTATTCTCCTAGTGTTGAAAGGTTAGCCAAGTCGGTTGGCTCTCTGTATTTGAGGTCATCTTTTAGTCGTAGTACCTTGACGGTATCTACATAGCCACGTAATTCTTTCGCAAATTGTAATGTCTTAGGTAATGCATCGGGGTCTAATGCAATGATTGTCGTTGAGAACTGCGATAAGTATTCCTTGTGTCCAATGGATAGTGATGTACCCAACACTGCTACCCCAACACATACATCACTCTCGCCCACAACTGCAGCACTTACGCAGTCCTCAACAACTACAGCAGTTTTACCACGACCAGACACGTATGGCAAGTGACTTTTTCCATACCGTTTCCATTTAGGTAGCTTCCTACCCAATGATCTGCCTGTGGCGTCCACCATAACTCCGCCATGTACAACAGGGAACACCACACGATCTTCCTTAACATCGTACAATAGCCCTAGACCTTGTGGGTTGATAGCCCACTCAGAACAGAAGTCTTGTATCTTACTGTAGTCTCGCACAAACCATTCAGGTTTAACGAATGTTGCAACGTGTGTCTCTTCTGCAACAAAGCCAAGAGACTTTCGTATGTCATCTGCTGTCAGTGCTACGTTAGTACCACCTGACAATGAACAACTTGCCTTGTAACAATTCCATACAACAGAACCCATGTTATTGGTAACAGTGAATGTGTTCTTAGTATTACATGATGGGCAAGTCATACGTCTTGTCTCACCACTTACTAGTGATAGATCACTTATGATATTATTTATATTCATATGTTATATCACTTTCTTTGTTACTCGTTAAGTACTCGATTGTACACTTATGTTTCTCTGTGTCAAGGCATTATTTGCAGCATCGTATGTATGCTTCATGTATGGTTTCACAGAAGACACATTATTGTGGCCTGTCACTGACATTAGTTGCCCAATTGGTACACCTTTGTCAATCATCTGTGTCACTCCTGTCCTACGTAGATCCATCAGTCGTAGTTCTTCTGGCAGTTTAGCCAGCCTCATTACCCTGCGGCCTACCTTAGACAGTCGCTCCATTGCATACGGTTTGTACTCACCCATCACTGACCTTGGATGTGGTGCTACGTATGATTGAAACCCAAACTGCACTGACTGTTCAATCAGCATGTCTGTTAGCTCAGGTGAGATGGGAAGCTCTACGTCAGCCCTACGTTTACTTTGTTCTAGTTTAAGTACCCTACCCTGTAGGTCAAGGTTACTCCACTGTAGTGTACGCATATCGCCTAGTCGTTGACACCATTCGTATGCCATCTGTACTATCAAGCCGATACTTCTGTACTCGTAGTCACTGTATGCTGTATCAAGAAACTTGATTACATCTTCGTGTCTCCACACTACCTTGCGTTGTGGTGTGCTGTACCTTTCAATCTTAGACCAAGGGTTCTGATGTGTATGCTCCATCTTGATAGCGTAGTTGTACACCCTACTGGCACAGGTTGCAGCATGATTAGCAAAGCTAATGCCACGCTTGACCCATTCCTCATACGTAGCCTTAGCCATCTTCGATGTCACCATCTCATACTTACGTGTACCCAAACTCTGGTGGAGAATTGTAAGGAAGTATCTGTAATCCACTTTAGTATTGTC